TTGAGTGCTGTTGGTATTGGACTGGCCACCCTGAGTAGCTTCTAAACTCTGGGTCTCACTTACATTAGACTTATCAGACTCCACGGTCGAATCTGTGCTAGGAGTGCCAGCAGGAACCACACTACAATCAGCAAGATCCCCCACAGGATCAGTACCGGCCATTTGTGTGTCATCGTTATCCATCTCGCCAGGTTCAGAATTATCGAATGTAGGAAGCTCAACGTCGACAAGGTTGTCATCTCCCTCGACTTCATCCTCAGATGTATTCTGATCCTCGATTAGACCATTAGTTTTCGGTTTCAGAACTGTGAACCCTTCAGCATCACGATCGTCATCAGTGACCTGGGAGTTCATGCCTTCTTTCTGATCATTCAGATCAGATTCAATATCATCGTCGTCTTCATCTACATTGACAAAGACAGTACGAGGTTCACGTTCCTCTTCCTGATACCCGTTGAGACTACGGGCCTTGGACTCATACTGGTTCGTATGACAAATTGCAGCCAACTCAGCATTGGCCATGGCTTCACGCTCTTCTGCGTTATAACCATCTCGATACAGTTCCAGCACTTTGGTTACCTCCTTTTTCGGACGCATTTCCAGCGTCATATATTTTGCACCACATTCATTACAAATGAAATATTTAAAGTCTTTGGAGTACTTAAGTTTGTTTCCACAATACTTAGGTTCTCCAGTATGCTTATGTTCCCCAACTATTCTTTTACAACGAGGAGGGAACTCTTTCATTTGACTCAGTGGATACAAATCAGATCCATCAATTATTTTGATTTCGCCATCACGCGTAACTCCATAATTTAGTCTCATATCAGGAGACAGATCTGCGATAAGGAAGTACTTCGAAAGATCTGACAGGATACTGAGTATCTCTGGCATGAACATGTCCATCTGATACGGAGTCGGAAGTACCAGACGCTCCTGCACCGAAATCAATGCAGCAGGATCTCTCGAATAAACTCGGTTAAATTTACCGATACATTTAGACAATTGGAAATCATTAAAATTATCAGCGATTCCGTTTTCGTCCAATGCAACTTTGAATACGACACCAGGATAATATGGGTGTGCCATCGTAAGAATATTTGTTCCAAGACCAACTGTCTCGAAACCAAGATCAGACCATTCTTTTTCGATGTATTCAGCTTTCTGCTGATTATCCGAACAACTGGTCATAATCGTCCGAATATCGTCATACATTTCTGGTGTAAATAATTCAAGCCAATCTTGACTCAAATCAGGTTCTCCAAATCGTTCATAATTCTTTATCTGATCTGGAGTTAAAATCTTACTATATTTATATCTGCCTCCTTTCTTTTTAAGTTTCTTTTTATTACCCATAAAGAACACACTCCTTATCGATTTCTATACATATAGTATATATCTCAAAAAGTTTTATTCAAAACAGGTAAGTTAATAATCTGGTAACTGATTATACTCGTCCCAATACTCTTTTGTAAACTTTGGTTTTGATACATGTCTTGGTTCAGTTGGCTCATTCAGGAACAAAGCATCTTCCAAAGATCGTTCAGAATACACGGTGGTACCAGTACCAGTCTCGCACTTGTAAATAGGTTTCTTTGCACCTGGGTTTATAATACTAGCTGTTATACCCTCCTCTTCATCAATTACTACAAATCCTTTATCTGTTATATCTCCTCCATGTTTTTCAAACCATTTTTTACGAGCTTCATATGTCTTCTTTTGATGAGCATATTGTTTCTTAGCATGTTTTTCACGAATTTTAGCTCGCTCATATTCTGCATACCATTGCTTACGGACTCGGTCTCGTACAAGTTTGGTATCTCCCATCCAACCATTTGCCATCTCTTCAGAGATCTGACCATCTTTTACAAGACCATCTAAAAGTTTCACAAAATCTTTCCGCTTCTCATCATATTTCTTTAACTGTTTTTGAAGCGCAGCTTTCATCTTCTTTTCGCTAACAAAAGATGCACCAGTTAAAGGATCATGAAGCATCATATTTTTACGCCAGCCTTTATTCCGCTTATTGATCTGCTTCAGGAATACGATTCTTCTCATTCCCATAGCAGTCATATTCGGATACTTCTTGGCTTTCTTCTTGAATTTCTTAATTGGATTTTTATCACACCAATCAGAAAATTCTTTCCAATATTCATCTGGAATATCGGGACACTTTACCGTATATGGATTGACATCATACTCTCTCCGATGACGTTCTGCCACTTCAATACGCTTGAACTTTAAACCACCAACATCCTCCACTGTGGTAGCCTCATCCTCATATTTTGATTTCAAACGTTCATACATCTCTTTCGAAGAGATTGTCTTATTAGTATTATGTGTCATATACGTAGACCAATACATGGCTGCTTCATAACACACTTCTACCAACTCATCCAATTTACCTGCATATTCATAATATAACTTATCAGCTTCAGATCTCTTCAAGAAAGATTCCAAATACCAATAGGCAATATCATATTTAACTTGCTGTTGCTGTTTATATTCAGCTTTCTTTCTCTTCTTACGAAGCTTTCTGATTTTCTTAGATTCTTTGGCCTCCTTGGGAAGATGAATCGTTGTGATCTCAGGAACATATTTCTTTTTCCACTCAGATTCATCTGTGATCTTCTTAGACATCTTTTTGATATCTTTATCAGAGTAATCTAAGAATTCATCAGGTGGTTCTGGACCAGGTCCTAACCATCGATCAGTCCATGGATCTCGATTAAACATCTTTACATAATTTTCTTCGGTTCCTGCCAAGTCTGCTCTCTTACGAGCAGCTTGACGTTTAGCCTCATAGAACTTATCTTCTGCTTCCGTAGTTTCTTCCTCTGGAATACCAAACTCTTTTCTGAGTTCCATAATCTTTTCATGTGCGCTCTTACGCTTTCTGGGTTCCTCACTCATCATCTTCACCTCCTTGTCTCGGAATCATCGTAATAAATCCTCTTCTATTTCGTAACCATATATTACGAACTTCTGTTGCTTTCTCATCAGCCCAAGCATTCATCTTCATAATAAGCTTAGCCTGTGCATTCGATACATTTACTCCAGCATTGATAATTTTATATTTCATCTTTGTCACATCATTCTTATCTTTAATATTCTTATGAGAATTAATGTGCACATACTTAATTGTGAGATTTAGATCTCTTTCTAAGTTTTGAATCTTTCGATATATCTCTTGATTCTTAACTCTTCCACCTTGGGATTTCTTCCAATTGAATGGATTAGAAGTATTCCAATACTGTTTTGACCATATCGTCAAAGCTTGTACTGTTAATTTTGAATCGGATATCACTAAGACATTCGTTGGTATTTGCTTTAGTATATTTTCCAAGCATTTGAAGTGCTTTATAGATAGCATATCCTTCACAATAATTAATACCTTTACCATTCAAAGCTTTCCCATGAATAGTATATTTCATTGTCTTACAATTTAAAATGACAAATGCATAGGCTCCAGGAACTTCACCACTTCTTTCGTCCCGGAATACTCCAGCATCTGTTGCAATAATATATTCTGGAACCATAATGAAGTTCCTCCTTTCATTCGTATATATAATATATATTTCAAAAAAGAATGTGGAGAATCCCTAACGGATCCTCCACACTTTTTATTTCACATTAAATTGCTGGAATAAATTTTCCAACCGATGAGCAAGAATAGTTACATCTGTTCGCATTTTGATACGAAGATTTGTAAGTTGTCCTGCATCTTTTGCTTCTTCCATATAGTCTATATTATCCATTAATATATGTGCATATTTCTTGCATTCATAGATTTCATTACGCAATGAAGTCAATTTTCTATCTGTTACAATTTTCATATCATTTACCCTCATTAAGAGACATGATCAAGTCATAGAGTTTTGTTTGAGAAATACCATCTCCATGCTTTCCTCCCTCTTCTTGATCAATATATACTAAATGTCGTCTTAGATTATCTGGTATCTCATTCTGAATAATTGTATATCCCTTTGTCATTTCCTGAAGATTTCTAAATTTAATCTTCAGTGTATCACTAATATATTCTCCATAGATATCAAAGAATGCTTCAGGATCTCCATATAGTACATTTAATGGAATAAATAAATCATTCTCTTCAGAGTGAATATAACTGTGACAGACTTCACATAAAGGATATAATCCTACTAAGCCAAGATAATGATCATACATTACTTCTTTAGCAATAGCGGATTGCTTTAAAGATTCTCCACGTTTTAATCGTTTATTGATCACAATATAAATGATATCCTCAATTGTAAGTGGAGTATGATGAATTTCGATTGTAAACCCATCATACTTCTTAATATTTGGATGAACTCCACAGTGATACATCATACATTTATCTTTCAAGAAAGCAATCAGTTGTTTGTATTCATAACTATTGCGAATCATAAACTTCGTTCTGACTACAAACTTGTGGAGTTCTTTTGGATCATCTTCAAACATACTCAAGTCATCTACATACTCAGAAGGAGATAATGATACTTGAGCAGTTTCATATTCTTTCTTTTCTTTATATGTCTCTTTTGGTTGTCCTATATCTATCGTATTAGGAGGTAGAGACTTACCTTTCTTATGAACAGATGGCATCCTCATATTGAGATCTGCCTCCTTCCATATATTAATAATCGCTCAGATCATAATCTGCGTAGTAACCGGAAATCTCATAATATTTCTTACGTTCTTTATCATCCATCTTCTCTAAGACAATTTTCTCGTAATCATATAACCAATCCCAGAGTTGATCTAAAGCTTCTGCATCTCTGGTAAATCCGTGACTTTCCAGATCGCGCTTGATATGCATAATACGACCTTGAATGGCTTTCATTTTCAGATCAGGATTCTTAGATTTCCAAGGAATATCTCTGGCTCCACCTCCAGGATATTTGGTATCCTCATCTTTACGAAACCGATCAGTATTGATCTTACCTTTTACTTTTTCAGCTACTTTGCTATACTTCTTAGGCTTAGGTGCATTATTATCCACAAGTGGATTAAATACAACATCTTCAAATAAACTAAATAAACCCATAATATGATCCTCCACTATCATATAAATTAAAAACACTTTAGCACACTAAAGTGCGCGGGGGCGGGGCCGGGGGCAGGTTTCCTGCATTAGACAAGACGTTCGCGCAATATCGCGCTCACTCAAGCCCGCCATTTCTAATGAAATTTTGACCAGGTGAAACATTGATTGGCGGGCGGGCACTTTTCCGGTAACAACGGTGTTGACAAGGAACGCACTTCGTGCTTTACTGAGGGTTAGTGATTTAAACATTCAATACTAAGATATCCTAAAACTACTGGATCGTCTGTATTTACTTCAGAGACATTGAGCATAGTTTTGATAGTATTTTTCAGACGATCCATATTTACAATTTTGAGGAACTGGAAAATATCATTGACAACAATGGGAGATTTATTTTTCTGAAGTTTAACCAGTTCCTCATTAATTTTCTTAGTTACAATTTTATTGATCGATGGATCACAAATTACCAGAATAGTTAATTCATCAGAGATATCAAATCCATCGATTTTTAGTCTAAGAAATTGAGATAGCGATTTAATCTGAGTAGATAAATCAGAACTATCATTTCTCTGAAATTTAAATATATTATTTCCAAAATTATTTAGTTCTGATTTTCTTTTATTAGAGAATATATTGAAGATATATTGACTCTGATCCAACATAGGAATTTTTGTTTCTTTATAAGTTAATACTAGTTCAGGAGTTGGATCAGATAATTTCTTACAATCAGAAGTAATAATCCAAATCATATCAGTAAAATACCTTTCTAATAAGTATAAAACTGTCTAGTAATATAGTAGAAAAATACAAGAAAAATAATGATATATTTCTTCTAATTTTTCTTAATTTTTTTGAAAGAATTCGAAAATTTTATTTGAGAATTCTCATTAAAATGCATTTTCCAACCCGAGAAGGGTTTCGAAAATGCCGAGGGCTAGATAACATCACGTTAGCTAGACCAACATTATTCACTATATCTTCTGTATATATAAATAGTAATACATAGAATCTATTTAAAATTGTTAGTAAAAAGAGATTAAATTTGAGATATATATTATAGAAATAGTACATAGAAAGGAGGTATTTATTATGCAGAAAAATCATTGGTATCATTCGACAAAAGATAAAGTTGAGTTAGATCTTACTCAACACGAAATTATTAAGTTACATGAACTTTGTGATTATATCATTGAAGTTTGTGATGAGTATATAAAGTATCTTTATAAAAATTATACTGATTATATTCATATGGGTGAAATAGCTGAAACGACATATGTAGATACTACACCAGGATGGAAGCCATACTATAAATATCATATTAAAAAACATGAGGATTTATTACGTATATATCTATATGAAATTGCTAATGAGTTTCCTCATGCTTTTGAAGCTTCTAAATATAATGGTTTTAGTTATACCAATTTTTATGATGCGATGAATAAGTATTGTAAAAAGCTTTACTTGCTGCGTATTCATAAAAAGTCAAGTGATCGATTACTAGTTATAACTCCAGCACATCATGTATCATTATCCAGAATCAATGATCGTGGTTCAATCACAATACCTGGATTTAAGAAAAATATAAAACTGCGGAGTAAATTTAAGAATGTGCTTGGTGATGATCGTGTAATGCATTATTTTATCAATATCACAAAACCATCAAGTTCAAAGCTTATGAAAGCTTCATTGAATCTTGGTTTTGGTACAAAAAATAAACCATATTTTGATATCGATGGATTTATTAATTTACGAAAGAAAAAGAAAGGAGAGAAATCCAATGGCTGGAAAAAAGAACGATAATAAACTTCGTGGTAAACGAGATGAAGAAGGTTTCATTCAGCTGATTCCGAAGAGTGAAAATAAAACTGAAAAAGTTAAATCAGTAAAAAAGAGTGATGGGAACCCCTTTAAAATGGGGTCTTACAAATATCGATTGTTCAAATCTCTTCAAAAACACCGTACCCCAAAGTGGGTACTCGGGTTTCACCATGAAAAGGCAGAAAACGTCATTTTAGGGGTAGATAAGAAAGATAAACCTAAGACGATTATTACTTCTTATCCGGTTGGTAAGAAAGAGCTGAATGATGCTGGAATTCAGAAGTCAGAAGGTCTTTCTGTATTGATTAATTGTGGTATGGGAACGTATCAAAAGATCCCATATTCAGTCTATAAGAAGTTCAAGAAAATCGAAAAGATGATCATTACAGTTAGATTAGAAACCTGGTCGGATGGAGATGATGAAGGAGAAGAAGTTTATGCCCATCAGTACTTCATTGATTCTATTGGAGAGCTGATGAGATTCTATCTATATCTGAGACATTTAGATGAGTATGTAAATGAACTTACTTCTTCTTTGTTATGGTATGATCGTGTTAAGTTTAAGATCGATACGATGGTAGATAAAGGAAAAGATAAACCAGAATATTTTAAAGGCAACTTTAATGAGTTTCTGGAAAAGTATGGATTTAAGGAGTTAATTTAAATATGACAAAAGATAGACTTTTTGAGATCCTGGATGATCTCACAAATAAGATGGTGGAAGATACAGATGTAAATACAGTCATAACGATCTTAGTGGATCAATGTGACTGTACATATGATGAGTTGAAAGAACTCGGTTTCAATGAAGATGATATTGATGATGTATTGTACTAATAAGAAAGTTGTTTCTACCAAAAATCCAGAACCGGATGAGTACGGATACTATAGAGCAACGGATATATCTACATTCTCTGATAAAGTTGAAGAGCTTATGAATGAAAGAGATGGTGTATCTACAATAGATCATCCATATACAATGGATGATGTAAGAGTTGTTACCAGAATGCAATCTTATCAGAACTCTCCTAATGAGAGATGGAATGGTACTATGAAGTATCGCGGTCCAGATAAAATTGAATCTAATCATAAGGCTAAGAAGAAAAAGAAATTCAAATTAGTCAAGAAGTCAAAACAAAGAAATCGGAAGTAAATAAGCTTCCGATTTTGGCTCATCTTTCAAATATATATTATATAAGTGATAGAGAGTTAGATGATATGCTGAGATCATAACTAACTCACAAATAATTTAAATTCAAAAGGAGATATCTACAATGAGCAGATCTGAGGCAAACAAGAAGAGAGCAAAGGCAATCGATACCAAGTATGAAACTACTGTCAAGGAACCCGAAACTGAAGTGAAGGAAGAGACCAAGAAGGAAAAGAAACCTTTCTTCAAGTTCAAGAGTACTCCTGCCGAGCGTATGACCAAGTTGGCAACGCTCAATGCACGCACCTATATCTTCCTGAAGGGTATGGGTATCGTGAACAAGAAGTTGAGCGCCAAGGTCAATGGTGAAGTTCAGCCGAATGGGAAGCCCTGGTTCAATGACAACAAGGTCACTGAAACCAAGGAAGAAGAGAAGGCCTCTCCGATCCTGAATACGGTTCCCACTACCACTGAGGTGGTCAAGAAGGATACCCAGAAGAAGGATCAGGATGAGAAGAAAGAAACCAAGAAGACAGAGACTACTCAGCAGGACTCTGTTAAGTCTAAGGAGCAGCCCGCCAAGGAAGAGAAGAAGGATAAGGAACCCAAGGTCGTTGAGGTGAAGGAAGATGAGATCGATTATCTCGTCGAACCTGAGACCGAGATGGAGAAGGTTCTGAAGCCCAAGAAGAATTACCGCAAGAATGGTAAGAAGGCCAGAAAGGCCGCAATGGAGGC